CCTAGCAGTTGATCCAGATCAAAAGCTTACGTGGTGGTATGATTTCAATAGATCTCCACAAAATATAATAGAGAACTTCATATTCAAATCAGCAAGACAGCATAACCTATTTCATAGTTATGTTGGTGCTGAGTGGTGGATAAGAGAACATACAACCATCGAAAGTGATTGGAGATTCCATGTAGATATTGATTTAGATAGACGAGAGAAATGTAATGAAGTACATACAGCACCATTCTCTAGTGTAACATACTTATGTGATAGTGGTCAACCAACTGTATTAGTAGACCATTATAATGACTGGACTAATACAGACGGACATATTACTGGTGATAATAATTGGACATTCTGGGCTGCACCTAAGTTAGGTAAGCACATCAATTGGTCTATACCATACTTTCATGGAGTACCAGCAAACTTTGGATCTTTAATAGATGAGACTAGAATCACACTCATGTATAATGTATGGAGATGGAAACCATTTGAACCTGCATGTGTAGAATATAATCTACCATATGAAATATCACAAGGTGAAGCTTATATAACCGCAAAAAAAGATACTGAATTACCTTGGCTAGAACCACACGGTTATTTCAACTGTGAACTAGAAGGTTATCCAATATCTATGCAATATCATGGTTACTATCAACAACACAAGAGTTGGATGGTAACTCAATTAGCACCAAATAATATTGATACTACCCCACGTTTTCCCACGCAAGAGCACCAGACTCATTAAAGATACAAGCATAAACATAATGGTCTGCGTCAGGACAATTACTAGCTATAGGAAACCAATCCTCTGCATTTGATTGTGCTGTAGTTATACTACTGTATCTTAGAGTACCATAAGTACTATTCTTAAATTCTGATAACAGTGGATCAGACATGAATCCTTCATACCATGTCCAGATGGTATTAATCTTAGCTGTATCACCTGCAGCTTCTAATAGTCTTATCTTTGAAGCATCATACCATAGTACTGGTAATCCTATTGCTTTAGAATAATCGCTGAGTGTGTTTTGTAGTGCTTTATAGTCCATAGGAGTTATGTTAATCATCATAAGTTGATGAGTACTGTCTTATTAATTTATATCTTATCTGGTTAAAGTATGTAGTAGGGTCAATATCATGTGTCCATTTATTACTATCAATAGAAGTTAAACAATAGTATTGTAGATCCTGATAATCATATAACAACTCACGAATGAATACATCTTGTATTAGAGTTTGTAACCATGTAACACATACTCTTCTTTCTCCTTTAGTCACAGGTGTTACCTTGTGCCATAAATTTGGATCAAATAATATACATTCACCTTTGTTAAGTCTATAACTATATGTTTCAGATCCAAATCTAACCTGAAGATCACCACCATCGTATTCATCAGGACTATTGATTGCTGTTATCATCACATAATCTGATCTCAGATTCCTATTCATAATAGGCAGATCATTATGAAAATCATAGTGACCTCCATCACTCTCAGTATACTTAACAAACATTGGTCCTGTTGTTCTCTTCACACAGAGAGCTGATATAAAAGAAGACTTCCATAAATTGTCTTCCCATAACTCAATAGGACTATCATCATCCTTTAATTGTTGAGTTCTCTTTATTTTTCTGTTATCAGTACCAGTATTACTACCGTCTATAAATTCACCTTCATCAAAATATTTTTGGATATTATCACAAACGGCTGGATCCAGCCACATCATTTTACGAATCATATTTACAAACCTGCAGCAGCTTTAGCTTCATCTAATTTTTTCTGATCTTCTTCTATCTGAGCAATTAATATCTCGACAGGATCAGTCAAGTGTGATATAGATGGTACATTAAAATGTGGTGCAGGTCTTGAGAACTTCAACGCTAAATTAACATACTCATGCATTATATAATCCATAGAATCCATATCAGCAGTAGTACTTGATGCATCTGGTGGGAATTGAATGTACTGTTCATCAGTTGCTAGATACCCAACACCAGCATTATGAGGTTGGTAATGCTTTTTGTAGATAGCTGGATCAATAGGAATATTAATCTTAGCTAGCACATGTATACCACTCTCAAATGCATCAGGCAATTCTCTAACCTTTGCTCTATAAGTTTTCCACTGTACTTTCTCTTCAGCAGTAACAGGTGCATCTTCAAGCATTGTCCAATCAGATGTATGTAAGAAGAAATCTCTCCATGCTTTTATTCTTGTTAAGCTTAACCCACTCTCTCTTTCAATTATTCTATTAAACTTCTGATCTATATCATCTATCTGTACTGATAGTATAGCATCAAATGCTTCTTTTATCTTATCAACAAAATCCTTTGCTGTTGTTAAGTTTGGTTCATCAAATACATAATCCTTCCAGAAATACTCACCAGTAGTATGATTACGAACATACTTACTCTTGTTGCAAGTATATGATTCAGTTGGATTATCAAAGTACTTAAATGTCTGTAACCTATCCTTATCAGTACTCCATAAAGGATCTAAGATAGGAGCAATATAAGTAGTCCAATCAATATCTGATATTGTTTTGGTTGTAATACCACGAGTTATTACTCTGTTAGTACCACTAATAATTAATGAGTTATTATTGAGCGTAGACATTTTTATTATACGGGTTGTTGATAGAACCAGCCTGTTACAATATATTTAGTTCCTTTGAGAACCAAATTACCTCTATGAGTGTGTGTATAACCAGCAGGCCATATTACTATTGTTCCTGTGGTAGGTTTAATCCTTCTCTTTTGATAGAAGAACTCAGTCTCACCACCATCAAAATCTTCATTAAGATATATCATCCATGTAGCAGTTCTATTTGCTTCATTGTATGATCCATCTTCATGATGAAATACATGGTAACCACCTCCCTCTGGAGTCTGTTGCATCTTAACATGCCAAGACGTTAAAGGAACTGACCCCAGTGAATCATATACTGTACAATAATGGTTTAATGTAGACTGTAAGTATTGATTGACTTGAGCTGAAAGAGTACCACTTAAACAATCTAACATACATCCAAGATCATTACGACCTAATGTTCTTGTCTTGAACTGAGAGTTACCAGGCATAGCATGTGCTTCACCTGAATATGGATCGGTAAGAGGCATGTCTCTCTCATTATTAGTGATGAGTGCTTGCTGTTGCCAAGTGTGGAAGAAATTAATAAGATCGTTACAAAAAGCAGAGGGAACAAAGTTCTCCCATACTCCTATGAAATCATCAAACTGTCCTTTATCTCCCATTAAGGTCATGGGTACTATAGGTGTAACCATCTCACAATAGTTAGATGCACCCGATGATGTTATCGCCATAATTTAATTTACCAAGCTTTAATAAGATATTTTACTCTAAAGTATTTTAGCACAAGTGGAATAGGTGTGCGTGGAACAATACCAGCAGATACTGTTATTTGTTCAGCACCAGTCATTGTAAGTGTACCATCATTTACAGTCATTGCAGCTGCTGATGGTGTAACTGATAATGTTTTATCAATAAAGAATGATACTGCTTGACCATTTTCATTGTTTACATTTTCATTGACTTTGTTTTTACCATATACATTGGAATATGCATCACTGGTACCTGGATCAACGGAATCTTGAGGTGTTTTATCACCAGCATCAGTTGCAGGGTATGCCCTTCCAGGTCCCCACATGATTCGTACTCCTCCATCTCCTCCATTACCTGCAGTAGCTGTAGTGTCTGTACTAATAGCAGTATTATAACATGCTCCGCCTCCTCCGCCAACATCTCCACCATCAGTACCATTAAAATGTGTATATGTTGACGTAGATCCAACAGCATCTTGCGAGGTTGCGAACACAGTTCCAAGTCCACCACTAGCACTACTCAATTGCCATGCTATACCACCTGGATTATCATCAATTGAACTTCCAGCAGTACCAGTATTTGTTAGATTCCACGAAAATCTATATGTACCAGCAGCAACAGTACCAAGATCTATATTAGTATCAGCAGTACCATCTTGTATTGGACTGGTATTTTTCTTTACTCCATCCCAATAGACATCAGCAACATCATCAGCTTGAACCCTTATCCATAACTGTGTAGCACCAGTAAGAGTAACTAAACGCTGTCCAAATTGATTCTGATTTAGATATGGATCTGGAAGATGCTCATTTCCTGGTATAGGTCTACCCTTAGAAATACCATACTGCTGCATAAATGTAGACCAATAAGTATTGGTTGCATTTGTTGGATGCATTAATACCCAGTTATTATTATTCTGATAAGGTGCAGTTGAGTTTCCACCAGCAGTACCACCAGAACCACCTTGTCCACCATTCATAACACCACCTTCAGTGTTTTGGTCAATTGGACTACCTTGAACACCATTAGCTCCTTGTCCTTTTAATCCTACTCCACCACCTCCACATCCACCAGAGGGGAAATTTTGATGTGATCCAGCACCACCACCTCCACCTGATCCATCACCAGATACAATAGGTCCAGTACCACCAGAGGTATTACCTCCACCACCATCTCCAGAATATCCACCTGCACCACCGCCACCGCCGTATGTGGTACATTCACCTCCATTACCACCACCATCTCCAACAAAATCACCACCATTCCTAGATGTATATGAAGATCCTCCTTTACCTCCACCACCACCTTTACAAGTAGCAGCAGATATAAAATAACTATCATTACCTTCAGGCCATGTTGATGGATATTCTACATCTGTACCTTGACCACCAGCACCTACGACTACTGTGTAACTAGAGCCTGGTGCCACTACTATATTATTCTTATATCCTAGGCCCCCACCGCCTCCTCCTACCATTATTCCAGTACCACCAGCACCACCACCAACACATACAACACATATAGACGTTACACCAGCTGGTGCTGTCCAACTATGAGTACCTGGATCTGTAAATTCTACTTGACCAATAGCATCTGTTTGAGTTCCACTAGTAAATTCATGTGCATATGTTGGAGATATATCATAAGAATACTGTGCTAATGTACCTGCTCCAGGATCTATACCTCTTCTTGGTCTATATTCACAGAAATAATGTGAGTGTTCAGCAGCATATCCTCTATCTTCAGGAACCCACTGTTGAATTGGAGATCTATTGGTAACATAGTTTGGAGATCTATTATCATCCATAGCAAGACCCTTTTCATATGTCTGTGGTCCTGCTTCACTACCTAAAACTGTATGAGTATGTGGTGGTGGTCCACTTAATGTGTGTGGTTGTAAAGGTCCAATCTTTATAACTGCCTGACCAGACAATGTTCCTTTAACAAATCCTGTTACAGAACTATATCCAGTTACACGAACTGTCCCAAACCCATACTCCTCAAGTTGCCTAGCTCTGCTAATATACCATTCACCACCAGTCATACCCACTTCCATAGTAGATAAGTCTGGTGTCTGTGATCCAGCTCCATCAATACCATCAGGACCATTAACTCTCTTCATCCTCATGTCTGGTAACTTAAATGTACCAGTGAGTTGAGTGTTATCACCCCAATCTCTGAGGTCAACTAAAGTAGGAGCAGTTCCACCATACTTATTCTGTAATGCATCATACAATAAAGGGAAGTCAGCAATATTTAATTGTCTTCCATCACAATACAACCAACCAGGATATTGGTGCTCAACCTTTGATGCATTGGTAGAATCTCCATCATCATGTGCACCTACAAAGACAGACATGATAGCTCCAACAGGAGCACCATAGTCGTTACTCATGTCTGAATAATGATTTTTAAAGGATCCTCTTTCTCTAGGCATGTTAATACTTTATTAGAAATTCCATAACAATGTATGGTGAAACAATATCATCAAACTTATTTACACCAGAAGTACTTATGTTAACAGATGCTTCAAGACCATCTGGTCTCATAGTAGTAACTGCAGTAGTACAAGTATAATCAGTATCACCTATCTCTCTATCAATAATATGAGAGTGTTGTGTAGCATCAAGTGTGTCTGATCCTGGGGGAACTCCACAGGTTTCTTCGACATTCCTCGCAGTAGGATATACTGGATCTGCTACCTTATCATTAACAGTATCATATGGTCTTTGTAAACCAACATTTATACCAGGTGTAGGTGCAGTGTTAGGCCATGATGTTGCTGTAACTACATCACTACCAGATATTGTTTTATCTGGAGTCCAATTACTAGCAGCAATATTTTGAGGTGGATTAGCTGTTGACATCGGGGGTATTAGAGTTAAATTAGCACCATTCTCATGAGAATACCCTAAAAAATGATTTTTGAAAGATGCACAGTTACCACCATTACAAACACCTGGTCCACTTTTACCATATGTACTACCTAGAACATTCTGCCAATAATGTCTAGCAACTTCATTACACAGTCCACCATAGGTCTCACCAGATTCAGCAGTAAGGTTAACATCAGCCGCCGACAAATAATATGGTGTAGATCTATTAGGAAACTCAGCACTCTCTTTCACTGCGACTCTAGTACCACCAGAAAAATGCCCATGTGATCCTATAGCACCTGCAGGTACTGATGTAGTCTCAGTAGTAGTTGGAAGTGTCCAACCTATTGAACCAATCATATCAAAAGTCTGTGGTGGTATTGTAAATGCACCATTAAATCCTATGTTAGCAGTGTTACCAACATTAGAAAACATTTCAACACCAACACCTGCTTTCTGTATAGTTGTTGCATTTTCTCCAGTACCAACAACCTTATTAATATTTCTATATGATCCTACGTTAGATGATGAAGCAGCTTCTATATGTTTTGATCCTAAATCAGGAACCTGAAACTGAGTTTCAGCAAGAGCTTGATCAGATTTTTTATACAATGATGTTTCACCAACTCCAAGGATCCTTGCAAGCTCTGGGTAATCTCTCTCATCGTAAACAGAACCATCACATCTCAAGTAACCTGCTGGTAACTTGTCTATAATCTGTGCGAAATTAGGATCATTATCAGGGATACTAACACCCCAGTTAATAATAGTACCAGGTGCATTACCTAACTTAGATCTCTCTTTCTGTAGAAACTTCATTAATATGCCCTAATAAGATACATCATACTAATTGCTGGAGTCTTTACATCCACATTAATATTTAGTGCGGATGGTAGATTCTGTGGTGCAACTGATGTAGGTTGACCAGACAATGTACTATCAATTTGTATATCATTAACAGCTACAATCGTAGGTGGTTTAAGGAAACCAGCATTCATTGTAAGCTGGAATGAATAGTGAGTATGAGACTGCTGATTTGAATGATATTCAAGAGCATGATTCAAAGCAACTGGAAATGTTTTAGATGTTCCTTCATCAGCAGGATTGAATAAATTATTAGCAATATTATCTCCTTCACCCTGATAAGCATACCAGTTCTTACTATTCATATTCGATTCCCTTTCATTACAGTTATATGTTGAGTTAACATTACTGTAAGTAGCACCTAAAGGTCTAGGCATAGGACCAGTCCATACTGGTTGTGGGTTGTATGTACCAACACCACCAGTATTATTAGGATTGAGTCGTGGTCTACTCATATCAACTATAGTTTGATTTGCAATAAATCTTGTTACCAAAGCAACTCCTTGATTACCACCAACAGTATCAGGACTACCATCACTAGGTGGTTCTGATGAGACCAACGTCTTTTGCTTAGAATTACCTTCTACATTAGTAATAACCTTTGGACACTGAAAGCTTTCAAAAAATCCACCATCATCAAGAACGTATCTATATCCAGTACCTTGGTTACCAATAACAGTAGGATTACCATGTGTATGAGGTGGCATATGATCCTTACTTAACTTTCTAGGTAAGCTATGGAATGTCTTAAAATAATTTGGTGGGTTTACTGAGAAATTTCTAATCTGTCCAGTTAAACTACTAGAATCTGTAATAGTGAAATTTATATCAGAGTTAGCATTATATGATGTACCTGGACTAACACCAGATCCATCACCTTCAATTAATTTATTAGTATTAGTTCCTGTTGGTGTTAAGACATCTGGTACTGATGGTAGAGTCCAATCTACCTTTAATATTAAGGGGTCTGTTCCTGAAGGAAGTGAGGTAGCAGGTATAGTTATTGAATCACCAGCAGTATATCCACCACCAGCATCAACTATCTTAGTTACTCCAGCTCTACCTTGAGCATCTACATCAATAGTTACTTGACAACCAGTTCCACCACTAGGAGAACTTAAAGTAAAATTATATGTTGAGGCAGTTCTTCCCTCATCTACTTCACCGTTAGTAATAGTCATACCACCAACAGCACCACTCTGATATGTCTGGCCAGCCTGCAATGCAGCAACACTAACATAATCTTCTTCGTAGTCTGCTAATAATCTAGTATTTAACTGAGGTAAAGCAAACGTATCTCCAGTTATATAATTTGGATATGTCCTATTATTAAGACCATTGGTAGGTCCATAAGTATTACCCAAAATAGAAGCCAATACTGGAAAATTCATAGCTTCTAATACTTGACCATTACAAGCTAACCATCCTTTTGGTATTGTACCTTGATCTCCCGACCAAGGAAGGATCGTGCCTATTGCCGATCCTCTCATCTTTTTCTCTGCTTCGTACTGTTTCATTGATTATAACTCCACGAGCCACCATCCTCTGTAATTGGATGGTATAGTTCCTGTTTCTGTTCCATCTTTTGCTCCAGCGAATACGAACCCAAATCCAGCATTTCTAGTCTGGACAATCATTTCACCACCACCATATGCACTAGCAAGACCACCAGCAAGTGTTCCAGTAGCATCACCTTGCATTTGTACACCAACTGGTGCACGAACGATTAATGATGTAGAGTATGATAGATTACCTCCTAGGTCAATCATTCTAATCATATCACCAGTTTCTGCATCATCTGGTAACGTAAATATTGCTGTAGCAGCAATAGCAACAAAGTAATTCTTACCAGTTTCAAGTGTTGCGTCAGAAGATTTGAACTCCCAGTTAAGTCCACCATTCTTACCCCAGTATCTATTAACACCAAATGCATCAATAGCAGCATCCTGACGTATTCTGAATAGTCTATCACTAGCGTTACCAAGACCATTAATTTCTAATGCCTTAGTATTATCTGCTGATGTACGTGCCTGAGAAAGACTGTTAATAGTAACTTGACCACCATTAACTGTTAGATCACCAGTACCGATTGCAGATCCAGCAACACCAATGCGTGTATCACCAGTCTGTGCATCTACATGCAACTTAGCAGTAGAAGCATCACCGAATTGAATTCCAGTAGTACCACTGAATACAGAGAAGTCATCATCTATTTGTAAGTGACCAGAGATCTCAAGATTACCAGTATCTACCTGCAAGTAAGCAGACATCTTCGCATCGTCAGAAGAACCTACTGTACCATCATTCTGTACTCTTAAGTTACCAGCTATCCACTGATTACCTCCCTTATCTATGATTGCTTTAGGAGCAGCCTCAGTACCAATACCAACGACTGTGAACTTACCATCACTATCGATAGTTAGTCTAGTATTAGAAGTTGGTTGACCATTAATAATCCTAAACTGATTATCAGTAGAATTAGTTGATGCATCACCTGTTAGATTAATACTAAAGTCTTGAGTACCAAGTATAGTAGAATCTACACCACCAAAGACAGAATCAATTACGAAACGATCTTGCTGTGCACCATTATTAACACTAAACTTCTCAGCATTAGTATCATTAACAGCAGTAATCCTAACAAATTCACCAGTACATGTAGGTGTATTAGCACCATTTAATCTTAGGTAATCACCAACCTTAAACTGTCCACCAAACTCAGCAAGTGATACAAGATCAGCACTAAAGTTGAGGATAGCAGATCCAATACTACCTGATATTGGAACAGCACCACCACCAGGAGAAAGAGATAGATTAAATCTCGTCTTATTATTACCAGTATCATTAACTGCGTTTACAATGAAGTAAGTGTCTGTAGTAGTAACTCCTATAATACTACCAACATTGCTGAACTTAACTGCGTCACCTGTTCCTAAGTCATTAAGAGGAACTTCAAGTGTATCCGCATTGTTTACAAGATTAGATAAAGTAGGAGTTGTAGAAGTCTGTGGTACTCTACCAATTAGGTGAGTAGCAGCATTAGATCTCTCAAGCTTGTATATAACAGCATTATCTGCATGTATTGCTACAGTTGTGCAATCTATACCTCTATTAACTGGAACTATCCTTGTATTAGCATCAGGACCAGGTGAGACAACCTCAACCAATTCTGTTCCTATGATAAGGATATCACCAATTGCTATTCCTCTGACGTTATTAACTGGTAGTCTATTATATTCAGCATCACCTGAATTAGCTGTCCATTGAGTTGTACCAGTACCAGTATCAACTAAGGTATTCTGTAATGTAATACCAGTAGATGTTCCAGGAGTACCACCAACCTGTACAGGTGATCCACCTTCAGATGTAGCAACCTGGAATGAACTACCAGTACTATTAATAACCCAGTATGGTGTACTTGTACTAATACCACCACCAGAAAGACCAGTAATATCAGTAAATCTAACTACATTACCATTTAAGAAATAGTTCTCATTTACAGAAATAACTCCATTAGCTGCAACACTAGTAATAACTTGGAAACTATCAATATCTTCAACATATTTGTAGAAGTCAACATTGAGGTTTTGTAAACTACCAGGAGCATGAGCTATCTGTGCTGTATTGAGTTGTTGTCTATCAACTGTAACAGTTCCACTGTTAGATCCACCATGCATGGTTACATCACCATACATGTCTGTATCACCATTAACTTGTAAAGAGTTTCTAACCTCTGTAGTACCAGCAACACCACCGATAGCAAACTGTGATGCTCTAGTTGCAAAGTTTACAATAGAACCAGCACCAGCTCTAGTGAATAGATTGATAGTCTGTGAATTAGACTGTAGATCACCACCATTAACATCTAAGTCACCATCAAGTATGGTCTGAGCATTCTTAATTGTGAATGTAGAGTTAGCAGTATTACTAAACGCACCACCAAATGTAAGTACTGACTTATTTGTAGCACCATCAGCAACAGTACCAACATTGACTGTTGAATCAGTAGATGATGTGTGTATATTTAATGTTGTATCAGTAGATGATGTACCAACATTGATTGTCTGAGCTGCTGTTGCATCCTCAAAGAGGTTTACAGTAGTCGCAAGACCACCAACATTTAATGTGGTTGCATTAGTATCAAGGACATTAAAGGTTGTTGCATTAGTAGTAATACTTCCACCATCAATGTTTACATTACCATCTATGTCTGCGTTAGCAATATCATTACCAACACTTACTAAGTGTAATGCATTTGTTTCACCAGATCCTACCTTGATAGTAACTGTAGAATCTAAATCATCATCAGTTGCATTAATACCAACTCTTGTTTCTAGAGTAGAAACTCTAAGTGTTGCTAAGTTATCTGATACTATTGAATCTCCACCAACTATCAATGCATCCTTGAGACCAGTCTCAGTCTTAGTTGTAGTTGCTTCAGTAGTATAGCTATTGATCGCCTTACCACTAATGAATGTATTACCAACAACATCCAAGTTTGCTCTTGGTTCTTGCTGATTGTAAACTGTACCACTAGCAGTGTATGTTAGGAATCCATGCTCATGAGCATTATGAGCAGTACGAGCAATGGTGTTAATACCAAGCTTGTACTTACCAATTGTGCCTGTTTCAGTTCTAATTGCTTCAGAACCTATTACACCAGTCTCTTTCCAATTCTCATCAGATCTTTCAAGAATAACACTTGACTCAGTAGCCCAAGTAAATGTAGTTGTAGGGATGGAATTGTTAACAACAAACTCACAGAACCCATCATCTGCACCTGTTTGATCTGCCTTGGTAATTATCCACTTACCGTTAACACGTGGATCGGAGAACCCTTTAATAAGGATTGTCTTACCTACACCAATATTAATACCATTATCACCATTAGTAAATGCACCAGACCAATGAAGTTGAACAGTATTACTACCGTTAGCCAAAAGCTGAAGAACAGATGTGTTTGGTATTATTGAGTAGTAGTTAGCATATATCCAAGCAAGAGAACCACTCTGCTCAATTGACTTACCCTTATAAAGAATATCACCTGCTTGTGCATTAGCATCTACATCAGAAGAATTGTAATATCTTACAAACTGCTCAGGACTAAATGTTGTTGACTGATCAGGTGTTCTGTTGCTAGGCTCATTCTCACTAAATGAGAAGTTTGTACGTATACTATACTCTTGACCTGGGAATAATCCTGTACCTCGACCTTTTATGTGATAAACAGCCGTGGAAATTTTATTCCTACTAAGGGTCATATCACCCTTATTTCTATCAGACCAATTACCCCTAGTTAATGTATTATCTTCTCCACCACCATCACTTCTTGGGTTAGAAAGAATGGTAAGAGCAGGTGATTCAGTTGGTGGTTGAGTACTAATAATTACTCTGTTATTAAAGTAACCAATACCTTCAACAGTAATCTTATCCTTAAATGTAACAGGAGTATCAAATGATGTTACCAGTGTAGTGATAATATCTGTATCATCTTCAGATGACTCAAGTTGAGCTTTCTCTAGGAATGTCTCTTCACCAGTGATAGCATCAATCTTCTTGTTACCAATGTATAGGTCACCATTACTGTTAAGACCAGTGTAGAATACAATACCACCATCCTCACGTTTTGCCTGTGAGTAGTAGTCTTGGAACTCAGAAAGTATAACTTCCTGTCTTGCTGGTAAACCAGATGAATAGTTACCTGGACCAAAACCAAGGTATTCAAACGTATGGTTACCAGATCTAGCAATAGATGGTCTTCTTAGTTCAATGTATACCTTCTGATCATGAACAGATTCAGTATCACCAGCAATAGGAATCTGTCTCTGTTCTGAACCAGCAGTAGCATTACCTGTAACAGCTTGGAGTGTATTACCAGCGTTAGCATAGGTGTATCCACTAAAGTATCCTGACTGAGTTAGATCTTCAATTGCTTCCTTAGTCATTGACCTCTTATAGTCATTGACCCAGACAAGACCATGTGTATAGTTGTCTGCGAAACTATTAGCAGCAGGTGGATCAGTAATTAATGAATCCTTAGTACCATTGTTGTCTATAACCTGATACCATAGAGGATCATTCTTATAGTCTAGTGGATATAGTGAGGAGATAGGCTGAGAGAACTTAAAGTTCTGGAAGTTAGCACCTACACCAGCACCACGAGGTAGAGGTGAAATGTTACCACGTACAGCAGTTAGATAGTAGATACCATCTTGCTGTCCAGCAACACGTTCCTGAATAATATCAGAGTCAAAGATATAGAATGTATCATCAATGTCTTTAACATCTTCAACAGAAACAATCTTATAGGTATTACCAACTGTATCATTCAATGTATCACCAGGTGTAACTGTGAATACATTAGAATCACCAACAACATAAAGGTTATTACCTTTACTATCTCTACCACCATTAACATCTGCCTGTTGATCAGCATAAACAGCACCTTGCTGGAATCTTGTGGCAGTTAATGGATTGTATGTTGGTCTAGCACTTACATCCTTAAGGATGATATAATGCTTAGTATCAGCACCTACAACTACCGAGAAGTATGCATGTAGATAACCAAATCCACTGCTACCACCAGTCCACTCTACTATGTTAGTAGGAGCAGATGCAGTCTTACTTGTAGCAAATGCACCTGCTTGTGGAGCATTAATCTCTACAGTATGGAATACTGTATTCTTTAAGTTTGGTGCGTTAGTATCGTCAACTGTATGGTCAAATACAGTAAGCTCTAGTTTCTTAGAACCTACTGGACCTATCTGCCTAGCAGAACGAATACTGAATCGAATATAGTTATCAGTATTAACAATGCGAGGATGGTTATCTGGATCATATATGTTCTTAGCGGTTAATGTACCAGCCTGCACTGCTGCATCAAAGTCAACCTTGGACATACCAAGTGTCTCAGTTGAGTTAGCAGACTGTGGGTTACGGAAATCAGCGATATCAGGAGATCCACCAACTTTTTCAAGTACTATATTCTGTGGAAGTAGATTACGCTTAGTATCAGTACGGATCTTCATTACAAATCCGTTGTTTGGTTGCCTTACAGAACCAGGATATTCTTTTGGTTGTACATATCTTAAACGATAGATACGATCATTAGCAACACGATCATCCTTAAGACGAGTGTAGTAAGAATCTGTTGTCTGTGTCTGACCTGAAGAAGGATCATAATCACTCTCTTGAATCCTAGTGATTATATTATCATCAAGACTAGTCTCATCCTTAAGATTCAAGTACCACAATCCATCAGGTATTGGTGGAACTCTAGATGCAGCAGTATCAACAAACGTAGGATCAAATCTCATTGGTGATGTACGCTTGTTAGCGAAGACATACCAATATTGATCTGGATTATTAACTAAAACTACCTCTGGTGCACCAGCTATAGCATCCTGTGCAGTAGCAAATATCTTAAATGTATCTTCTGTTTCATACCTTACATAATACTCTTGGGTAGGAGATACCAGAGCTCCACCACCACCAGAAAGTGTAGGTAATGTAGGAGCAGTACCACCATCAGATCCTTCTTTTCTAAAGAAGACTTTCTGTAACTCAGTAGAAGGTATACCATTTGTTGGCTTATCAAATACATGAGCAACCTCTGTCTTGAATATAGTACCACTTGATCCATCAAAGGTAACTTTATATTCATGTAGATCATATGCTGAATCTAATACGTACTGTTCGATTAGAATCTCAACATCCTCATCAAGAGATTCTGTCTCAGGTGAGTAGATGTAAATACCAGCGGCTGCTGCCTCTGCTGACTCAGCAAGCATTAACTTAGTTTGGTCACCACCATCAAATATACCACTGTAAACAGCACCATCATTGTAGTTGAATGGTTGTGTGTTACGACCTGGAGCAATTACATAATATTTTCTATTTGGTTGGAACCCAAGTGGTAGACGAACGTCTCTCTCATCTGGAGTCTTACCTGCTTTAGCACGAGCAACCAGTCTTACTGGTGTTCCAGTCTCAAACTTATGTGGGTTAGTACCACCAGCATCAACAGTGAATAGAGTTGCACGTTGAGCAAACTGATCACTAGATGTAGATGGATTTAACCTTGCAATAGAATTTTGTGATGGAGATGTCTTAGTTGTAGCAGCGAACTGTCCAGCATTATTAGAGTATGCTGTAACACCATCAGTGGTAGCACTAACAAAGGTATGTGCATAAGCACCACCAACCTGTACACCAAACTGCTTACCACGTACAAATGTATGTGCGTAGTTACCACCACTAGCAACAGAAGAACCAAGAGCAGACACAAACAAATGTGCTGTAGTGTTAGAAGAAGTACCAACATCTACTGTAATTGTAGTACCTGTTGTTGCTAGTATAGGTAATGATGTATCACTTGCAGGGTCAGTTGTACGTGGATAAGTATGGTTACTACCATGACTATCCTCTCCACAAGTAAAGGTTAATGAGTTATCAGCAATCTTAACAGACTCACCAGCAAGTGTAATACCATCAGCAACAGCACTTACAAATGTATGTGGATAGTCACCACCAGTCTCAACTGCAGCTCTTGTTATGCAATTTGCAGTAGCAGAAACAAATGTATGAGCAGTAGAGTTAGTAGATGGGATGCTAGTTAATACATTAATAGTAAATCCATTCTGTGTAACTGAATCAATCTTAACCCACTTACCACTAATAGGATCACTAGGTCTAGGATATACATGGTTAGTACCATTATTATCCTCCATGCAAGTAAAGGTTAAACTATTATCTGCAATCTTGATGAAGTCACCTGCAGCAAATCCGTGATTAGCAAGAGTAAATGTTATTACACCTGTTTGTGGATCATATCCAGCAGCAGTTGGAGTGTAACCAGTATTAGGTACAAATGTATGTGTTGTAGTATTTGTAGATGGTATAGTGGTTAGAACATTAACTGTAATTGTTGTTGCAGTTACAGCAGTAATGTTTACAGCAGTATCAGATGCTGGATCAGATGATCTTGGATATGAATGTTCACTACCACCACCATCTTGAGCACATGTAAATGTTAAGGAGTTTGAAGCTAACTTAATAGATGTACCAACAGTCAAACTATGACTACCGATAGTCATCTCCATATCACCTGTTGTTGGGTTGTAATCAACAGCAGTAGGAATGAAACCAACTAGAGGAGATGTACCAACATTAACATCAAATGTACTGTCTGTTACACCAACAACATTCATCCACTTCTTACTATATGGATCTGTTGATCTAGGATATGATTTCTGTGCTGTATTACCATCCATACCACAGCTCATTATCAAGGAATCATCTGCAATTCTTACTCTATCTCCTAGAGAGAATCCATGATTAGCAACAGTAGTTGTTAAGATACCAGTTACAGGATTGTATGAAGCATCTGTAGCTGTGTGAGTACTTGGTCCACTAAGAGTGTGACTACCAATAGTAAGAGTCATCTCACCAGTGGTAGGAGTATAAGTAGCAGCAGTTGGTGTGAAAGTAATCTCTGGTGTTGCACCAACAGCAACAGTTATCTTACCAGTCTGTTTCTTAACAGCACCAGCAGATGCTGATACAAAGTTATGAATAGATGTATCTGGTGAAGGTGATACATTAATCAAGAATGTATCATTAGTAGCAGTAGTAATCTCTAACCACTCTGTTGAAGCTTCGTCAGTTGCTCTAGGATATGTGTGATTACTTGCGTTGTTGTCCTTAGCACATGTAAATGTTAATGAATCATTTACAAGCTTAACCATACTACCAACTCTAGTAACAGAGTTGCTACCAGCAGAAACAAACCTATGCTCAGATGTATCAGAAGAAATTCCAATCTGAACATCAAATGTATTACCTGTTATATTCTGTATAGGTAGTTTCTTACCTGCAGCAGGGTCAGTTGCTCTAGGATAACTATGATTGGTAGCATGACTATCCTTAGCACATGTAAATGTAATAGAGTTGTTAGCAAGGATAACACTAGTACCAGCAGCAAACTGATGATTAGCAACAGTAAGAGTTAATATACCTGTAGCTGGATCAAAACCAGCATTAGTTGGTGTATGTGTGCTACGTGCTTTAAATCCATGACCAGCAACAGTAAGTACAAGCTCACCGTTTACTGGATTATAATCTGCAGCAGTCGGTGTATGATCTGTCTCCTCTACATCAGTAACTTCAACCTTAGTGTTGTATACTGGATCAGATGTTCTAGGATATGAGTGCTCAGTTTGGTTACCATCTTGTGTACAAGTAAATACTAAAGCATCTTTCTCTAACTGTAATGTATTTCCTTGAGATATATTATGAGCACCAAGACTTAATACTAGATTACCAGTAGCAGGGTCATATGTAGCATCACTAACATTATGTCCTACAAGCGGTGTTGTACCAACATTGATAGTAACAGTATCAGCAGTTATATTAGTGATATCTCTGATAGCATTCTTATATGCTGGATCTCCTACACGTGGATAAGCATGGTTTGATCCATGATTGTCCATACCACAACTGAATGTTAATCCATTCTGATTAATACCAATTTTATTCTGAGCAGATAAACCATGATTAGCCATGGTCAAAGTCAAATCACCAGTAGCACCATCATATGTTGCACCACTAGGTGTATATGTTCCTAATGCTTGAGATGTAATTCCAGCAGTATCAATACCATACTCTATTATCTGGAATAGAGTAGCCATTGCTGAAATAACATCAGCACAATATACTGCATTAACAGGACTAGGATCAGTTGTAATTGATGTATCTTTTGTCTGATTGTAAGATGTAACAACACCTGCTCTAGGACTATAAGTTACATTCTGAATAATTGAATTAGCAATCTCTTTTGCTTTTCTGAAAGTATAGATTGATTGCTCTTCTTCTCCAGCAAGATCAGCACCTACAACATATAGATTAGCAGCATCCCAAACCTTATTGTTTGATCCAAACTTAATGTTATATGCAACTGCCTCGATAACATCTACAACGTCATCGTAGCAATTAACATTACCACCTGGAACTGTGTGTTGAGGATACTCAATATTCATATCCTTAACTGCTACATCAGCAATGTATTCCTTGTTAGCAAGTAACAAGTCATGTGCATCAGCAAAACGATCACCAACTGGGTTAATACCTTGGTTAATGATTGTCTTGATGTTATTCATCAAGGTTGCTATAGCCTGTGCAGTATCATTACACTGAGGGTATACTGTATCCTGAGTAAGATTTGTATCTACATCACCTTCTATAGATGAGTATACACCTTTACGAACACCATTCTGATCTTCTAATGAGAACCATAGGTTAGCAGATGAATTAGATCCAGTAGCATTTGTAGCAGCACCATCGAAAGGTGTACTTCTTTGTCCAGCAACAACACTACCAAGCTCAATAGTTGTTGGGTTAACAATACTCTTGATGTAGGTATCAGTAGGAATATTTGCTGTTGTTAAAGTATTAGGATCAGCAGTTGTATTATTAGCATTAACTCCTGTATATTCCTGAACCTTCATACCAATAACAAGTCCAACAGTTGTAGGAACTGTTACTAAGGAAGAGTTATTAGAAATAGAACATCCTGTCTGTAAGAATGTCCAGTTACGAATAGATGCAATAGCAAGATCACGAGCATACTCAAAACCTTCAATAGTTTCAAACTTCTCGTTATCAATGTAGTTTAATTCACCAGCACTGAAGTATGACTCAGCAGCCTGAATAGTATTGATGTTACCACCAAGACGTAAATCAGATATAACAGCATCAAGAACTAATCCAACGTCTCTCTGACACTTACTGATAATGATATTCTTACTGAGAAGAGCTGGATACTTCTTAGTGATGAATCCATAAGTCTCTTCTTGGATGAGTTCTTTATTCTCCTCTATTCTGTTAGCAGCATCTTGTGACTTATTATCTACAACTACTGTAGTAGGATTAAGGATCTGTAACGATGATGGATAGAAATTATAACCAGAAGGTGATAATGTAGCATTATAGATTGCATCAGGTACAGGAGATTTACCAGAAGCAGCAGAATATGGATCTAACTCAACATATATCTTCTCATTACTCTTAGCACCTATTCTATATCCATTAAGAGTAGCAGCAGGACGCTTCTTAGGATCTGTAACATTATCACTACCACCAAAGTAAAGTCTTGTATTAGTATCACGTGATGCCTGTACATCCCACGTATAGTAATCAACTCTATCTTCGTTAGCAGTTGAATCAATTAATTTTTCTGGTGGTATGATAGAATCAATGTATCCACCTTTGTCCTGTGCAAAGGAATATCCTTTATGTCCCTTAGCATGGAGTGATGTATTACCGAAGTTACTGTTAGAGTTGGTGATACTCATATCACCACCACTTTCCATTAGGAAGTGATCAGCAAAACCAACAGCGAAGATACTAACACACTGAATGAATGCATCATTGATTGCCTTAATGTGGCAGTTTCTCCAATCATCCTTCCAATATGCATCACCCTTAGTGTGATAAGGTACTGTTGCAAATGCATCAGAAAGAGATGCTTGGTTCCAAGTATTTGTAAACTTATCGTAACGGATGAATGCTCTATCGTCTTTCTGTAGAGATACACCAGTATACTGAGCACAGACCATAGACTTGAAGCCTGTGACCTTACTACCATCTGCTAATAGACCACAGATACCCCATGTAGACCTGATAGACAGGTTAAACATGTATGGAGAAGCAGATTCAACTGAGTCTACTTCTGCCTGTACATAAGCACCATTAGAGAGACCATTAGCAGTAGAATATGTTTGATTATTCTGTAAGTTTAAAGATGTTACAGTACCAGGTAGAGTAAAGCTAAACCTTCTTCTATTAAGTGGGTCTATACTAGCAACATTAAATGTTCCATTCAATGCTTCATCTAAACCATTATTTTGTACAGCAAAGAACTGGTTCTTAATATAACCATGAGCAATCTTTGTTGTTACATTAACAGTAATCTCACCTTGTGGAGTCGAATCAACTACCTGTAATGATTCAATAGATCTTAAGTCAGATAGAGGACCAACAATACGAGTCTCACTTACATTACCACTAAACTCATTCTGATCATCAATAGTAGGTTGATACTGTGCAAAAGATTGAGCAACCTTCTTATAGTAAAGTTCTAGTTCAGGTTTCTCAGCATATTGGAATACAGTAATCTTGTGGTGTGAGTACTCAGGTATAGCAAGGTTAGCATTATCATTCTTACGATAATAAACCTTACCAACACCATCAGTAGTATCAAATAAAGGAGACTTAGTAGTAACGTCTCCATCCTTGATTGTAAACTGCCAGATGTAAGCACCACCAGTTACATTGAAGATAGAAGTTCTACCTTGCTCTTTATCAGCAGGATCAGGCACATATAAAGGACGTATATGTGTTCTACGAAGATCATAACCAATTAAAGAACAGCCACGAGGAACAATACAACCACCCTCAGTACCATTAAACTTGTATAGGACGTTATCAGGATTAGACAGATCCACAACCGAAGAATCTGTCCAAGCATTAGTATACTGATCAAATCCAAAAACAGGAGTTCCAGATGTTGAAACTAATCCAGGTCTATTATCAATATAGTGGTCACCAGGCATAAGCATGATGGTGAACTCATCAAATCGATCATTATCGATTCCAGGAGCATAAGAATATCTTGCTACCTCGATAAATGCCCTTTGAATGGTTACAAATGGGCGGTTTGGTGAATTACCTCTATTGTCTAATTCATCAGAAGCATTGAAATCATCTGGTGAGACATACAAATATCTACCAGTTTTACTGGAGATTAAGTTATCTAATCTTGTTAATGGCATAGTCCTTGGATTACCAATTGGTTGTTATAGCTGTCCTTGGGTTATTTATCAGAGTTATTCTCTCTCATTTCAGCATGAAGACGTTCAAGAGCTTTAGTTGCTTCAGGAGTTTCTTCCCACTCCCATGTCTCCTCACGTCCTTTCTTGTCAGTTTTAGTGAATTGCTTTTTCATAGTATTATTGCACCCAATCTATTTAGATGGTGTAAAGTAGTTAAAGTTTATCACACACTTAAATCTTGCGTCAAGTTGACTAACACCTCTGTGTTTTAATGATGATGGAAAAGTAATAAATCTGTTAGCACGACACTCTACTTTAGAACCATCTTCAAATTCGGTATACCCATCACATGTATTCATATAAAAGATACCTGTGGTCATACTATCACAATCATTATCAGTATGAAACTCACTATAATAACGGTCAACACCACTTACTTCATTACTAACCTTTTTGGACTCATCCATCCATACATTAAGTCCCACCTTTAAAGGTTCAAGATTAGCTTTAATTCTGTAGATACCAATAAGACTCAATCTGGACAATATTGGTAGCATTAAAGGAAATTTTTCAGATCTTGTAAATATACGAGCATCACTATTCGTCTCATAAAAAACATGAGTGAACTGATAATTGTTAAAATCATCTTCTTCTACCTCTTTTACCTTCTGCTCATTATAATACCAAGGTATACCACCAAAAAAGACTTGCTCTCTAAGTTGACCAAACTCTACATTAGTTAAGAAATTATCATGTAAATTTATCATTGGTGTAAATATGCAGATATAATGTACTTTTTACCTTTATTGGGAGTTACTCCTCTATGGATGCAATTCCATGTGGATGGAAACATAACCAGTTTACCAGTAGAAGGTACAATCTTCCTACCACTAATGAATTCGGTCTCCCCACCGTCAACATCATTCAAATAAAATAACATAGCGATCATTCTAGGAGATTTTCTATCTATCACAAAATCATCATGCCAATGAAAATATCCACCTGGTTCATATGCCTTCACATTATAACCATGATCATCAAACTTTGCATTATAAAATGGATTAGGGGTCGGATCAAGCTTATTGAAAATTTCAAAGCAATGATCTATGTAGTTCTGTATATTCTCACTAACACTCTTAGAAATTATATCATCCAAATCTTTCCAATCTTCCAGATCTGTTATATACAAGTCTATAGAAGTCTTTAAACTGTTTTTAACTATTCTACTACTATTATCAGAATTACCTATAAGACCAAGAGCTTTACGATCATCACCTTCAAATTTTTCTATTATTTGTTCACATACTTCCTTACTTAAAGCAGTTTCATTAACATAGATAAAATCCTCCATCATCTCATCATATCCATTGCTTCTCTGTCCATTTCAAGATTCATAGAAAGAACAATTCTATTAGTGTTTGTAGGAAGTACCTGATGTTTTACTATACCAGGAAATATAACAAGAGCACCATTCTTAGGTACTATAGATTTACCACAAAACTTAAGAGGAGAAGATCCTTCTTCACAATCAACAAAATAAACAGCAGCAAAAACTGATGGCCAATGATCATGTTCTGCAGTATGATTCCCCTTCTCATACATCATAGCCCACATATTATAAACCATATAAGGTTCTGGTGGTTTATGACCAAAATAATCTTCTGATATAAAAGAACATGCACTACTAGTAAACATACACAAATCATCAAAATAATTTGTCTCTTTATGTAAACTATAACTAGAATGCCATCCTGTATTCTGTTTCATCAGATCATGATTCTGAGGATTCTCTTCCCTTATCTTCAGAATAGATTCTTTAAATTGTTTGTTCTGCTGAATATCAGGATACATCACATACCAAAAAGGTATGTCTTGTCCTGATATAAAATCTTTTTTCAGCATTTTTTACCAGAAAAAAATTTACGAAAAAGGGGGAATCTCACCCCCAATTAGTCATTTGGGTAACAAGGCTGACTTAACCCCGATCACTCCTTAAACAGTCGCTAGTTCAGCGATGCGAGTGAATGCTACGATGTTATTCGCAGCAGGTGTATCTGTTTTAGCAGATGTTGTGTGCTTATCCAAGCAGGTTTCAGTCCCGATCCTTATACCCTGTCGAAGCCATGGCATCCCCTAGCTATGGAGATGAGGGGAGTCGAACCCCTGTCCAGAATGTAGGTGTCGTCACCTATCCTCAAAAGAGGATGCCATCAGAGGGATTTGAACCCCCGACCTTGGCTTTACAAAAGCCCTGCACTACCACTGTGCTATGATGGCAATCAATGAGGGTCGTATCTATTAATGACTGAGTATACTATGATCAAACAAATAAGTCCGATACAAATTACAGGTAATACAAGATGCATTTAAGTCTTTCGTCTATGGTTGTAGTATATCATGCCTTCGATAAAATTTCAAGTGCCCCCACTTAGCACCCCAGACCTGTTGATCTGTCTCTAAGTCGAAACCCTTATCGAGAACCCAATAAGAATCGTCAGTCAATTCTATTTCATTAAGAAGATATGTCTCTTTACCCTTGTACATGACTGTACAGTCTGAGCTTGCTGTCTTACCGTGATAGACAACACCAGACCTTACGAATTTAATATCACACCCCAATCTCCTCTGCAGAGGAGCTTCTTTTAGTTTATTTAGATTTGAACACAGAACATATTGTCTAGGATCATCTATGGAATAATTCTGAACAATATAACCGTCATCAACTGTAATAACTTTTAAGATGAACTGTCTGTATGGATCTTTAGGACAATAATCATAACACTGCTCACCATAAAATATCCCATCGCTTAACTTAACGTGGGATATATTAATATGAGCATAACGACTTGGATCCTTCATTGCTTGATGCTGGTTACCAAAGTGACCAACTAAGCAATCTTCAAAGCTTTTCATCAGGCATAGTTTCAACTGTGATCACAGGTACATCAAATAACAAAGGATGTATCTCTTCTTCTAGTAAATATTCTGAATTCTTTAAGATCTGTTCTTGAGTGAACTCTGGGTTCAGAGCACACTCAAATAATATCCATCTATCTTCTCGCTGGTCTCTGGTTAGTGGATCATATGTAAAGGGAGTATTCTCTATGAAATACATCTTTACTGGTGTTCCATCTAACCAGCAGTGTTTTATATTAACCCTGTAACCAGCGAACGCCATCACTTAAATTCATCTAATCTATGTAGACGATCAAGGAATTAATTTCTTAGTAATACCTTTACCTATCTCTGTACCATATAACTGTGGTAAGAATCCCTTCCATTCATATGGTTCTAGATCTCTTTGCTGCATTAAAAATGATGCATACTTAAGAATAAGTTTCTCAAACTTTTCCAACTCAATCTTCGCATTAGCACGTTGTTCGATTACTTCTTCTTGAGTCTCACAACCTTTAGTATAACCTACAAATTCAGTAGTCTCAAACCCTTTACCAGTATAAGTTAAATCAAAATCTTCTTTACAATTTGGATCAGTATCTGCAATTACTTTTTCCATATGTTGAATGAAAACATCCTTAATATAATCAGGATGATTACATCCAACAACTAATGGATTCTGCAACACTGTTCTATTGTAAGAATAGTCTTCATCATAGAACTTATAAGCTTCCTTTCTTGCCTTAGATCCAGTAGAAATATGCTTGATGTTTGCTACTTCAGACTCACAATAAATCTGAGCAGCAATCTGGTCTACTTGCTTACTATTAAAATAATGATCACAACTGTTGATCCAATCTATAACATCAGACAAAGCAGTGATATGGTTCAATTCCATCCATTGAGTACCAGCAGTGATAAAATCTTGCTTTGATGATTCATCTGATCTTGCTTTATTATTAGCACTCAACTGCACTATTACTTTAATCCCAAAAATTTCTGCTTCAGTAAGATCTCCATCAAGATCATAGATCCATGCAGGTGCTGTCCACACACCCAACTCCTCTGTAAGCTTTTCAGATCTGTTAAATCCATCCCACAGCTTTAACTCACCATTAATCCTTACAATTATCAATGGTCTTTCACTAGGATCCCAACCTACATGCAAATCATTCTTCTTTAACTGTGGACCAGCAGCACGAGCAGTATTGCCTTCTGGGTCAATATCTACCTCATTTAAGTCTACAATTGCAAACCTATCGTAAGATAAATGAGTAAATTCTGGAGCTGCAGCACAAAGTTCTCTGAAGACGCTGTTAGCTAGTAGTTCATCCCATCCCTCATCAACAAAGGGTATAAGGTTTCTTATGTTCATCGTTACCATTTTTTTCTTTAATCAATTCGGTATTTTTATTTAGGAATTTACTTAAAGAAAATGGATATATGTTAAGAAACCGAAATATTGCCAATAAAAAAGAGACCCCGAAGGGTCTCTTTGATCCATCTCGAACTCTACTATTTAGAATACGAACTTAGCACCAAGCTTAGCACCCCAGTTGCGAACTGTGTCGCCTGAAGCATCTTCGCCATCAGTAGCACCAGAGATCTCTGCATAGATTCCTAGATCTTCAGAGATTCCATAAGAACCACCAACTTTACCAGAGATTTCTGTCTCTGTGTTGTCGCCAACTTCAGTATGGTTCAATGAAGGACCACCTTGTACGTAGTATGCGATCTTACCTTCTGCACCAGCAGTTCCTTCGTATCCAAGATGGATATCGGTAGCTGTAGATGAATAATCTCCATCAGGATATGAAAGGTTTGACTCAACATTCACGTATGGACCAGCAAAAGCTGCACCAGCGAGAAGGAATGGAGATGCTGCAACAGCAGCGATTGTTGATTTGATAGACATGTTTGTTTTTTAAGTGTCTCGCAAGGATACAAAAAGACCCTGCGGATGATAGATTCCCCCGACATGGGGATCTTATTACATCAGCACAGGGTTACGATTCTTTCGAGTCCTGAGTTATGTAAAGTTATTTATACATAATACAATCTTATTGGTGTGCGGTCAACCCCCCTTGTGACAGTTTGTTAACAGTCACATAGATTAGGGTGTTCTCCTGTAGCACAATACGTTTCAGGCATTGCTACTTCCTCACAAGTGTATGATCCTGCTGTTCCTGGAGTACTCCAATCAATAGATCCCATACCTGCATTAGTACATCCTACTAACAATGGTGCTAGTATTAATAATTTCTTCATTCCTCCTCATTAAGTTGATCTACCCAATCGTCATCGGGTGTGAATAGTATTGGACCTTCAGCAATACGTTCCTGAAGTTCTTCTAGGAGATCGTCATCATCCATTATGCATTAATATTGATAACACCAGATGAGAATAGGGTCATCGCACCTTGAGATGTTAAGTTCAAAGTAGACTGACTACTCAATTGAGTAGCACCTAAACCCATCATATTAAATGTACCATCGGATTTTATTAGAGAGTTCACAGTAACAAGCTGACTCCAATCCTTAGTAACTGTGGTCATTAAATCACCACTATAAGTTTCAGTAGCCGTAGTACCATTCTGAGTAAAGATATGATTACCAGTAATAGTCTGGGTGTTATTACCACCTATGGTCTCTGTGTAGTTTTTACCCACAGTCAAGTCCATCTTACCCTCAGTAAACTCCATCTTAGCATCACCTGTCTTTGCTGTCAACTTAAATGAGTGTGGTGCAGGAGTATTAGGCCACTTACCAACACCACCAACATCTACATGCAATCTACCACCAACATCAAGTTTCATAGAATCTGTTGATCGTATGTCTATCACTCCCCTAGAGTTGAAGTGCATCGTACCTTTCAGATGATTCTGATGAAGCTCATAGTTACTCTCTAATTCATGCTTCCAAGGACCACTTGATTTGATAGCAGCAGTAGCATTGTTCATAGCAAAGTTACCACAGTTCATCTCAAGATTACCTGCACCTTTACCAGCTTCAATACTAACCTTCTCACCTGCTAAATGCAATTCCTGATCAGCACTTATCTTAACATTCTTACCATGTATGTTGACAGTATTACCTGTTGATTCTATATTAAGCTCTCCACCTATCTTAAGTGATAATGGTTTCTCTTCATTTAATAGATTCTCTATTTCTATCAGAAGTCTACCACCTACCTTAAGCACCATATTTCCTTGTGATCTTAATATAATCTGACCACCTTGCTCATCCTCACCTACCTTAGCAGATCCTATAAAAACATTACCAGTCTCATCCATGTATATGGACTGACCATTATCAGTTGCTACAAGATAAGTTGCTCTATTCTCATCATTAAGATGCCTCAACTCCTTAGTACCAAGGAGTCTGGTCTTAGCCATTAATGCTGGATTAGTAGCAGAAGATGGTGCAGTATCTGGTGGTACTGTATACTTACCACCAGTACCATCAGGTAATTCCTGATCTTGTACGTCCTTATCGTATTGTTCTACTGCCTGTTGTGTTTCACTCATGTCGGACAATCCACATATCTACCAGTACCGATCTTCGCATATCCTAACATAGATCTTGTATCACTGTCAAGACAACTCATACTTGCTAAAGCTTTAGCACCAAACCCATTTCCACCTATAATCTCAATCTTAGGTGGTGTATCATATACTGCTGTTCTATCTATCACCTCAAAACCAATAACAAATCCTTTATCATTAATTTTAGCAACAGCAACTGTTGAATCTCCATCAACATAAACAGTAGGAACACTAGTATAACCTGTACCAGGTCTTATAAGAGTTATAGAATCCACAACACAAGAAACTGTATCTGGTTTATAAGGAACATAATTAGTTCCTCTCTGTGTTATTCTAATCTCAGTAACACGACCTTCACTATCCAATAAAGGAATACCAATAGCACCATACCCTTGTCCAGTAATTGCTATAGCAGGTGGAAGTATGTATGGATCTCCTGGATCATCTATAGGTATCTCAATGATCTTACCACCATCATCCACAATAGGTTCTGAAAGTGTAGGTGGTTTGAATCCAGGATCCTCTTCAGGATCTTTCTCAGGTGGTGTAAACTCTGCTTCTTGTGCTAATATATGAACATGAGATACAGCACCAGTACCATTAATACTCATAGTGAGTAACTCTCTACCTTCAATAGTACTGTCTTGTGCAATACCAACAATAATAATAGCTTTGTTATCATAAACCTCAAATGTACTAAAGAAATTACCGCCAACAATATCTTCTTTGGTTATATTAGGACCAAATAATGTCCATCCCAATATAGTTCCATTAGGAATACCAGCAGATGATACAGTATACGTTATAAATTCTCCTTCCTTATACTCAAGCTTATCAGAAGTGATAGCAATACTTACTTCATCGTCAATCAGTACATCAGGTGGCTCTGTATATGGTATTGTAGGATTATCTGGATCTGTTTCACCACCAATGATAGGTGGAATCACTTCAGGTCTAGTTCCTGGTCCAATAACACCAGGTACATATGGATCAGGATCATCTGGTGGTGGTACTGGTGCTAAACCTATAGTAACTGTAGCTTTCTGATTTATAAATTCTGCTTCACCCACACCAGTAGAATAATCTATCGTTATAGTAAAATCTTCTGGTGTATCGTTTTCATTATCCATATATGTCAATACACGAATAACTCTTTCCAATTGATTAGGTCCAAATCCAAGAACACCCTCTACTCTTTGATAATCATCACCTTCAGTAGCAGTACCATCTGCTGACTTATAAGCAATAGAACTAGAAGCTTGAGTATAACCAGTTCTTTTTACAGTAACCTCTGCTGTCTGCCCTTCAATAACATTAACATCAAATATCTCATACTCAACCTTTCTTTCATTTGTTCTAGGATCACTATCACCAGGTGGTAATGTACCTGCACCTATATTAGGGTTAGTAGGAGTACCATAAATCAATTCATTCTTACCACCACCAGGAGTAATCTTAGGAGTACCACCGTATATGATACCACCAGTTATATCAGGTGGAGCAAAAGTTCTAGCATCATCACAAACACTCTGACCATAATCAAGTGGTCCATCCTCTAGTTTTTCAATAAGTTCATCTAAGTTATCCTTCTTGTCTTTCTTCTTAGGTCTAGTGGAATATGTATCCTCATCACCACACTTAGAATCAAGACCACCACATGAGATACCAAGTATAGACATAATCTTAAACAAAGCCCTCCCAACTACATTCAGAGCACTCCCTGCTATTTTAAGAATCGACTGCAGAGGTCCAAGTACACTGTTAAGTAATCTATTAACAAAAGACATGATCTTGTTAAGGATCGCATTAACAAAAATATCAATCTGACATGTTGCTGCTCTGAATACTTTCATCAAGTAGTTAAAGATCAACTTAGTAACAAAGTCGATCAACCTTTCAAATATATCCTCAATAGAGCATCCAATCTTAGCAAGCATACCTTGCAACCACATCTGCACAGATTCCATGATACCTTGGAAGGGTGCTGTTATCATCTTAACAAGAGCTTCAACACCCTTCTTAAGTGCAGCAATTATCTCACCACGAATCCTTGCTAGAGAAGCTTTAATAACTCTAAGAATTTTGTTAATATATCCTTGTGCTTTGTTTTTATAACCAACAAGCTCTCCGTTGACCTTATTAATTAAATAATCACCTATATTACCACCACTGTCCTGAACCATTCTAAACAGTTCACCCATGATATACTTAATCTCTGATTTAGTCTCTCCACCACACTCTGCCTGTGCTATAGCAACAGTAACATTAGAACCATATGGATTTACAGGTGAGTTCTCCTTCTGATGCATAAGATCAGAAGCAGCATATGTTCCTGGATCTCCACCAGCAACTTGACCAGAAGCTAAGTTCTTATTATTCTCAGCATAATTAACTGCTAGATGTGTATAAGGATTAGTATCTGGATGCCTTTTAGATGTGAATGCTAAACATTTTCCAGCATCTTCAGACGTTAACTCCTCTGGTGCTGTGGATGCAGCATTAGGTGTCTGACCTAGTGAAGCTAATATTATAGGTTTTTGCTTATCAATATCAGTCCAGACACCAAATACCCAATCAGCAGGTTCTAAGTTAACAGTAGCACCCTTTCTACCACCAACACCATATGGTGTAGTAAGAGGTAGAGTAGCATGTGCCCAAGGTAAATCTTCAGTTTTTACACTATCACATGAATGAGTATGAACGCCAAGGATCCTCACCTTAAAACGATTAGACGCTTTAATGGTATCAATCTGCTCTACTTGGCCTATCCACCAACTAGCACCATCCTCTCCAATTCTATGGAGAGGCATTCGAGATTGAAAAGCAGGATCCATAGGTTATACCTTAATCATCATAAACTAAGCACTCAGGCTCATCAGGATGCATTTCACAGAACAGTTCAATAGTGTTAGGATCGTGATGATCTCCACTATTAATCTCTTCGATATGATGCTCACGATAAGTTTCTAACTCATGGAGCTCCTCTGTAACATGCCTACGAGCTGCAGGACTGGTTGTTGGGTCATCTAAAATGTCCCTGTCTTTTTGAATATGTTCTTCTATAGTTTTCATAGTTGTTTATCCTAAGATAATAGAACTTCGTTATTTTGCAATTGTTGAGCTCCAAAGGAGTCTCTTTTCAATTTTAACACAGTAGTTACCTCCTGTGTTCTTTGATCAAAGAATCGGGATAAACTATAAATGAGATAGAATCCACTGTTAGATTCATCCATCGGTTCATCTAATTTTTGATCCTCTGATACTGACGAAGGTAGAATCACGTTGATAATTTCCCCCACACACAAATCGATATTTCCTGGGACATCAATTCGTAATCCTTGTGTATTTAGCATAAAATTACGAGAAATGTTCTGTACTATATTATGCTTACTATAATCCCAGTAGTTATTATCATTCTTATAATCAGGATCATCTGGGTCTGCTGTGTCTGTACCAGTGTAATATTTCTCGTGGTCAACTATAGTTGATAAAATTCTAGTTGGTTGACCAGAAAGCTTTTCTTGCATAGGATTTAACTTAGTCTGACTACCTAGATGAGATTGATTATCCCACTCCTTACTTAAGCTATAAGTATATACCTCAAACTTACCAGAAGATATATCATAGGTCTGTAACTGTGAGGAATATGTTCCTAAACGTAGTGCATGAATTAGATTTATCTCACTCTCAAAATTAACATTTATAATGGAATCCTCATTAACACCATCATTTGCACTATCAACAAATGATCTTACCTTTCCACCACCACCAAACTTTCCTTTAGTATCACAGAGAGAATCAATTGATCTGAAATGATATCCCTTTCGATTCTCAAAGAACACATATCCAGCACTACCTCCCACTTCTTTACCATCAGATTTTTCAGTTATACCTCCAGCTGTCAAGACACCCATATTATTTGCTTTATTAACATTAGAATTCATAAGAGAAACAGAACCATTACAAAGAGAATTAATTATCGAGAATGGTGACTTACCATTAGGATGTATTTTTGTATTATTCTGACAAGGAGTTGTAAAGACATCCTTCTCTGTTTTAATAACACTATCATCACCTGTTAAGATCTTCTTTACTATTACATCAGGACGACCTTCCATTGTCTTAGAAACCTTTCTAGCTTCATTAGTAAGAGCTTCTGCTGATATCAATCCAATATTATATGTCTGTATTTTATTAGATACAGATCTATCACCAACCATATAGACCATCAGAATATAATGATACTCTGTCTCATCTGGTCCAGCAACACTCATATGAACTTCTTCACCACCAACTATCTTATTGATTACACTTTCACCAGAGTCTAATATTCTAATATTAGCACTTACATATGGATCAGCGATAGATTCATAATAGTTTATAGATTGAACACCAGGAATCAAGTTCCAATTCTTACCAGAATTATCAATTAGATCTAATTTCGTAAAATGATACGAAAATGCTGAGTTATTATTATCCATCATGCATTAAGACTCTGAAGACTATTGATGGCATAGTTACTTAATACTTTATTCTCTGTAGACAACTGTGCGAAGTTCATATTAGTAGCACCTTCATTAGATCCAGCATTATTATTATTAGAACCACTAGGAGATGGAATGAATACAAATGTAGGACTATTTGATGTCTCACTACTAAGACCAGCAACCTGTTGATTTAACTTATTACTCAATCCCTTTGCTCCTTCTATACCCTCACCAGGCATATATTGCTGCCAATTAACTGGTTTCCATCCTTCTGGTTTTACAGAATCACCAGAAGTTTGCCATCCATAATGGAAGAAATTACCATCCTTATCAAACATAGGATCTTCTGATGCAACTCTATTACCCAATTCAGACTGTCCTTTAAAGTCAGTTCTTCCTTTCAAGACTCTAAGTGCTTCCATAAGCTTTGCCTGTCCTTCTTCACTCTGTAAAAGAGATTGAATCTCAGGACTATCCACCATAGTTCCCTTCTCAAATGCTTCGTATTGTCCAGGTGCTTTAATAATCTCTTCTATACTCCCATCACCTCTTGCCTTTCTATTAAGTATAGATGCAGCAACACCATAGATATCATCTGTACCTTGAGCAGCCTCACCACTAATAGCATAAGCTAACCACTTATAGTCATCCTCAGTTAAACCTTTCAATTGTCCAGTGGTAGTACTATTGCTTGTCTGGAAGAAGTTCTGTCCATTAACTTTAGAGACATTGTTAGTATCACCCAAAACTCCAGTCAAATCTGTTGATGCTACTTCTACTCCTTGACTACCCAGAATGTTCTCTGTTGAAAAAGCATTAGAATTAGAACTAAGGTTTTCATCTCCATTAACCTCCGTATTATTAATTTCTTCGTTATTATTTGTTTCACCACCCTCTACGGTAACACCATCAACATCAATGCCTTTATTCTTCAATTTATCAAGAATCATTTCGTTCATTCTTATTTTCTCATCACCGATTTGAAGTGGAGACTTAGCACCCATACTAACAACAGCCTCAAGTATTCCCCAAAGTTGTTGTAATCTGAATAAAGGATTCTTCTTCCAATCTTCTTCTTTAAGAATCTCCTCCTTTAATCTTAGAATCTCTGCTTTTTGACCTTCAATGTCTTTTCTTGATATACCATGTGCTATGGAAGAAGCTTCCCAGTTTGCTAATGCATCATTAATCTTTCCAGTAATCATCCCTGTAACAATACCCACAACACCACCTTTAAACATATTCTTCCAATTGATGGTCCTAGGGTTAAGGAAGGTCTTAATATTAAACTTAGGTTTAACAGGTTGAGCAGTTACTTGCTTAACAATGCTGGTAGCAGCATCATCTGCAGTACCTGCACCTGCAGTTACTACATCATCTACAATACCTGTTCCTCCACCTAAGTTTGTATTTGCAGATTTTATGCTCTTCGATATATTCTTACCACTTCCTGAGTTATCAAGAACAATTTCTTCAAGTACCTCTTTTTGAACAGTACTCTTACTACTACCTATATCTACTTTCTGAAGATTGGATTGCTTTAATTGCAGATTTTTATTTTTTAAGTTCTTTGATAGTAGATCATCTTCAACATTAATCTTTTTTAAATTATCAATAGATCTATTAGGGGTTACACTTTTACCAGATTGATTAACTATATCATCAGCAGCAGCAACATTTTTTTTCTTGAACATGTTACCAAAGAAGTTCTTAGTACCTTTCCATGCAGCACCCAACTTCAATCCCTTGAATACACCAACAAACTTAGTCATTGCACCTGCAAGAGCTGTCTTAAGAGCTGCAGGTATTGCAGCTTTAAGTGCAGGGATAGCTGTTGCTAAACCTGCAACAATTTGTACAATATCAGAAAGCTTACTTAGAATACCATCACCACCTCCCTTCTTTTCTATAGCACTACGATATCCCTGAGTACCAGAAAGGAATTCTTCCTCTTCCATCCTCTCTTCTTGTCTCAGTCTCTTAGAATCCGCTAAAATATCTGTCTTAAGATCTATAAACGATCCAAGTAAAGTATTTTGTTGCTCTAATAAAGCAGTCTGCTTTTTATTCTCAGTAACTACTTCAACATCAATTGCAGTACCATCATCATAACTAACTGGATCATAAGCATCTACTGGGCTAGCACTAGTGGAAAACATGGATGTTATACCATTAATCCCACTTACTATAAAATCATCTACAGCCTGAACAGAATCCTGAACAAACTTAAGATTCGCAGGATCAATAGGATTCTCACTACCACCAGACTTAGCTCTCTTCCGCAGCTTCTTATACTCCGAAATAAGAGTATCAGCAAGACTCTTATCGGTTGTAGTTTTTTGATATCCTTGGGTTCCTGAAGCCATTATCGTTGTGCTTGCTGTTTTTGTTTAAGTTCCTCAAGATATTGGGTAAGGAGTGCAAGATATACTACTCTTTCCCAAGGCATCATATTATCTAGTTCTGTCAAACTATATTTATGGTGCTGCATTAGAGCGAAATTAGTTTGATAATACTCCTCCAGATTAGTATGGAAGAGTGCTATGCGAAAAAACTCTGCAGCCCCTCTAAGGTATATGTAGACGACTTCTTAGTATTTGGATTAACAACATCAAACTTATGTTGAAGCTTAGGCATTGTTTCAAAGAACTTAGACACCTTATTGAACTGTCTTTGAGTAAGACTCTCAATAAATTCCTTAAGTTCCTTCGTTGTACAATCAGAAGATTCAGTAACATCTTCACCATCAAAAATCTGATCTATACACCCAACAATAATGTCTAGACCATCCATATCAGTCTCACCTCTAACCCCAAACTCAATGAAATGATCTAACTTAGGGTATTTCATAATAACACCCACATTCTTATTGATCATAACTTTTTCAGTATGACCCTTTGGCTTAAAAACCTTAACATCATTAATGTTGATGGTATGTTGTACTTTAGTCTTATTATCATCAAGACATACCACATTAACCGTGATTTCTTCCCCTACGGAAGCAGCACGAATCTTAAGGAATACATATTCCAGATCAAAACTAGGTAAATCTTCAATTTTTATACGAGATGTAACACATGAATTAATTACATCAACAACTGCTTGTGTTATCTGTTTATCATCCCCTGAGTCCATAGCAATAAGAAGGACTTTCTCTTCTTTAACAAGAAATGGACGGTATTTAATCTTTTTTCCGTTTGACGGTAATTCGAGCTCATAGGTAGGAGCAACAACCTTTGGTAAAGCCATAATGTAGTTTTCTTTTATTTAGTAGTGTTTATTGACCTCTTAATTTCCCATTTTCATCTGTAAGACCAAATAAACCAAATTGAGGATCATCAAAATCATGAGTTGAGGTAACATTATTCCAACCCCAATCAGCAATATCATTATAGATCACATGATGCTTAGTGTAATGGAATGTTGCTGTAGCTTTAGTTATCTGAGAAGCACCAAATGATAATGGTATAGACTCAACCGTGTATGGATAAGCATCGTGAAGTACATGAACTTCAGAAACCCTTTCAGTTGCTGAATCATATCCTCTCTCTACCTTTGCTATCCTAACAGTACAAGTATAATCATCTGGATATCTAAGTCTAGTAGTTCTATATCTACTCTTCCACTCAGCACTCATTATTTTACCAAAGCTAGCACCAGTAGTTCCTGGTGCATATCCATCCTTATCAACAGGATCTTCTTTACCAGGTTCATATTCCGCAAATATATACTGCCACCAAGCATTAACAAACTTAAATGGTTCCATATTAGCATCACACATCCATCCTAATTGAACATCAGTGTAAAGCTTAGTGTGAGCATATGATATAGATCCTTCTCCTAGAAGTCTCCCTTGTAACTGTCCAGTCGCTGCTTGTGAAGGTGGTAATTGAGCTTCATCACAAAATCCTTCGTATATATCAGCATTAGTTAAAACACTATCAATATAATCTTTCAATTTACCACTCATATCAAATTTTACAGCGAATCCATTGGACATCGCCATACCACCTTTCTTGGCTATCTGTTTGACATATCTTGGTATTGAGGTGTTAGGCACTCTAAATATTTAAGTGTATACATTTTATTTAGGATGGCTTATTCGGGTAAGTATAAACCGAAGAATCCTAAGAAGTATAAAGGAAACCCAACAAAGATCATATACAGATCAAATTGGGAGAAAAAATTTATGCATTTTTGTGATTCTACAGACTCAATTATTGAATGGGGCAGTGAGGAAGTAATTATTCCTTACCGTTGCCCCACTGATGGTAGGATCCATAGGTACTACCCAGACTTTTACATCAAAACTGCTAAGAAACAGAAATACATAATAGAGATCAAACCAAAGAAGCAAGTTAGAGGTCCAGAAAAAAATCCTAAGCGAAAAACTACTGCTTGGAAGAAATCTGTTCTAGTCTTTATGAAGAATAAAGCAAAGTGGAATGCTGCGGAAGATTGGTGTGATGATAGAAGTATGAAATTCAAAATCCTAACGGAAGATCAACTACATGTCTAAACAAACAATATTTGAACAAATCAAAGAAAAAGCAAGTAGTAAGGAACAAACTTCCGCATGGTACAGGAAGCAGGTTCGTCTTATTGCTAAGAACTATACTGACGTTGAAAAGTTGATAAGAGAAGATAAGCAAGAAAGCTTAACAGAAGATAATTTCCAAGATACTAACCGAGTTCGTAATAATGTAAGGGAAGGTCACCTATATCTCTTCGAGTATAAAGCAACTAAAAAGTACCTACCATACTACGATCAGTTCCCATTAGTGTATGTTACTAAGAGGTCATCTTCCAATGATTTCTTTGGTACAAACCTACATTATATCAATCCAAAGTATAGATACACTGTAATAAAGAACTTAATTGAGAACGACACACTCAACGTACCTAAGATAACCTTCCATAAATACTTAGATAGTAATGTTCTAGGTAGATTCTTAGACCTCGGTAAAGACGAATGGTATACGGCAATATACTTGCCTATTGATAATTTTATACGTGATAAAAACGGACGTAAGCTTCCTGTAAGGAAAGATACCGTCTGGAATAAAACCTACGAGAACCGAAGATACAGAATCAAAACTAAAAGGTCGATTGAAGATTATAGTGATGAACCAACTATTCTAATACCATAAATGTCTGAGACCCAACTAAGATACCCACGAGAATTAAAAGTAACAGATAACACAGATTATCTGTCATTTGGATTCTACAAATACTATCCAGCTTTCAGAAAAAGGGGTATAAGAAGTGATAGAATCGATTATTACAACGGAACTGTTGGTGCAACAGGAAACGAAAATGAAGGTACTGCAAGCTTCTGGAGTGCAGATGATGCAACAAGAAAAGAACAGAAATTAAATAGTCCAGCTGGTAATTTTGGTCAAAAAGATGGACCAGAAATATTAATATACATGCCACCTGATATTAGTACATCATTTGCTGCTGACTGGGGTGGTAAAGAAATGGGCAATGCTGCTGCTGGAATAATGAAAGCATCTTCAAATATACAAGCTGGTGATATGGCTGGTTTAACAGATAGTGTTCTTTCTGGTATGTTAAATGTAGGTGCATTATCTCAATCAGTTGCAGCACGTATTACTAAATCAATAGCATCAATGTCTGGAACTAGTATGACAATGAATGATGTTCTAGCAGGTACTACAGGAACCATATTAAACCCAAATGTAGAAGTATTATTTGGTGGTCCTAAACTACGTAATGTTAGTTTTGCATTTAAAATGGCTGCTAGAAACTTAGAAGAAGCAAAGACTATTCATGCTATTTGTACAGCATTTAAAAAGAATTCATTACCTGGTTATGGTGCTACAAATAGACTACAAGATTCAATTGCTGCTGGATTTACAGCTGTTGCTACTGGACTTCCTGATGATAAATCAGACAATATGGGAAAACATGTTAACTTTATAGAAGTACCAAACTTGGTTATGCTGAAATATATGAAAGGTAATACAATGCATCCATACCTTTCTCAATACAAATCATGTGCTCTAACTAATGTAGATATTAATTATACACCTGATGGGGTATATTCAACAACTATTGATGCTTATCCAACAGCAGTTGAACTTAGAATAGGTCTTGTAGAAACAAAACTTGTATATAATCAGGAGATAGGTGCACAAACTGATCAAACTGCTCAAGGTGAGACTGCAAATAAAGAAAACATAGGAAGAACCTGGAGTTACTAAATGTATTTTGCTACTCAACCAAAAATAGAATACGACTTAAAACCACAAAGCTTTCCATTTTCAAGCTCGGATTTTACCATTGCTAATAACTTCTTTAGAAGGGTATCTATGAATGAAGATGCTTTTGGTTATATCGCATATTTTAGGAAATACGCTATTCCTGATGATGTGAGGATAGAAACTCTAGCAGAAGGGATTTATGGAGCTCCTTGGTATGATTGGATTATTGCTATATCCAATAATATAACAAATGTCCATACTGACTGGCCTTTATCAGAAAATGCTCTACGAGTCTGGGCAGAAGAAACGTATGGAAACGACATATACAGTAATATCAGATATTACGAAATTAGCGAAGATGTTAAAAATGACGCAGGAACGATATTTTTGAAAAAAGGGCAAAAAGTCGATAAAACCTTCTATGACGGTAATTTCCAATATAACTCCCAAGACGTATATAACACAACTATCACTGTTGCTGGAAATACCATATCTAGAGGTATTTCGGTATTTGAAGATGAAACCAGAATAAATGAAAGTAAAAGAGAAATCTACATACTCAAAAGTAAGTATTTACAAGATTTCGTTCAAGACTTAAAAAAGCAGAGCACCTACAATAAGTGCTCTGCTTACGTTAATAACAAATTAAAAAGGACTCTAGTCTAGCTCGACTTTTTTGGTCATTTTTTGTCGGGATTTTTTTTCCCGAATTGCCAGATCTAGAAATCCATTTTCGCCACCTTAGAAGGCTTTGGGATGTGTTACCACATCCCCATGAATTTCACCTATATCATCGATATGGGCGTGATCAACTTCGATATGAAGTTTCTTATCATACGCATCAGCTATTCTCTCAAGAGCATTAGCGATACGAACTAATTCATCACTCACTTAGTCTTCCTCTGCTAAACTTGCAAAGTAACTAAGTGCGTCATCATCACTTGTCTCCTTCTTGTTGAACTTAGGTGCAGAAGATGCTGCTACCTTCTCAACAGGTACTGGTTCAAACTCTTCCTCTTGTTGTCTCTGTACCACAGCAGGTGAACTGTTGAGAACTGTATTTAAACGAGTCTCTAGTTCCTCATATGTTTTGAACTGATCTTCAGCAGTGAATGCTGCTAAACTGTGTTCTTGTTTGTATGTTGCTTCTAGTTCAGCATCATCAGAGCTTAAAGCACTAACAGCATCGAACTCGGAACTATCATAGTTCCAGAAACCAGCAACAGTCTTGATCTTTAACTTAAAGTTTGCTCCTTCCCAGAAGTCAAACACATTTACAGGAGTCTCGTCTTGAAACTCTGGCTGCATTGCAGCCATTACCTTGTCGAAAATCTTCTTACCGAACTTGTACAAGAATACCTTACCTTCATTTTCAGGGTTCTTAGGATCTTTAACAACGACAATGTTCGTGTAGTAAGTAAGCTTACGCTTCTGCTTACGAGCAATGTCCTTGTCTGATTCGTGACCACTATTCCACAACTTACGATTAACTTCACCAACAGGGTCTTTTTTGTTTTGTGTCGTTAAACTGTTTTCGATGTACCAACCGCCAGGTCCTTGGAAAGCATGTGAATATAACTTTGCCCAAGGAAGGTCTTCACCTTCTGGGGGTGGGAGAAATCTGATAACAGCGTAACCATTACCTGTATTATCTAACTCTGGTCTCCAGAACCTCTCGTCTTTACCGCCACCTGTTTGAGTGGACTTCTCTATCTCTTTCTGGAGAAAATCAAAATTTGCTTGAGATTTTCGTTTTAGATCTGCGAACGTCATACGGATTTTTTTAGATTTAATTGGATTTTGTTTTTGGGGTGGGAGATAGGAATAATGTATACCTACAAGTACAGGGCATTTCTACATAAGTAAATTTTTACTGTACTGCACGAGTCCTGTCTGGTTAAACAGTTCTGTTGTTCCCAACAGCGAGCACCACCTCTGACTCATCACCTTAACTAGACCATTGCCAGCAAGTTTGTTCAGTCACTCCCGTATCAGGTAGCGAACCCGATATACTATTTATACCATAAAAAAGGGGGTTAGTCAACCCCTTTTTCTTTCTTTTGTTGTTCTTTCACCATAATATCAATTCGATCTCGTAACTGCTTAAACATCTCAGGTACAGTAAGATCTTTATCAACACCCATAAGAAGAACACCTTGCTTCATGTTCTCGATAACTGCTTTAGCATCTTCATCATCACTCAACTTCATCCTGTTATACATGATCTCTTGCATCTCAAGAAGTCTTTCAAGTATAACTAAGTACTCATCCTTCTTCTCTTTACTAAGGACAGGAAAGCTTATAGCATACTTCATAAGAAGTTGCTGCAACTCCATCATTTCTTGGATCTCTCCTCTAACTAATTCTGATTTAAAAAATTCGGAAGTCATACTAGCATTAATTTGGCTCTGGATGTACGTTTAATAAAGTTCAGTTTCTGTGCATCAAACTTAAGTTTCTCTTTCAATGGTTTGGAAATGAGTTTAGGAACTGTCTCCAATTCAATCTCATTTTGATCACAGTAGTGAATGATAGCATCAATATAGTTCATATCTATATTATCAAAAACTATTCTTTCAACTTCCTGCGAAAACTTAGCCGCAGTCATAAATTTATCCTCTAATAGTTTGCTTTTTTCCATGTGTATTATTGTATTCGTCTATGTATTTGAGAAGAGTAGTTAAGTACTCCCTCTTTAAAGGACGAACTTCAACTTGTGTGTCTCCGTTTTCGCAAGCAACTATAGTTACTAACTGCTTAACATTAAGATCATATCTTTCCTTGAGCATACATGCATATGCACACTCTTGAACGAAATAATCATAAAGATACTCTACCTTCTTTGGTTCAGCAGATGTTTTAAAATCTATAATTGATAGTTCCCCATCAAATTCTGCTATACAATCAACACGCCCTGCTAATTTTAATGTATCAGAATACAGAGCAGCTTCTTGTAAGTATATTTTATTTATGCGGTCTAAGCTTGCCCTAGAATGATGGAACATCACTACAGGTAGCGGAAACTTTTTATAATCATCAAGGTCTAAAACATTATTAATGTAGTCCTCGACTATGGAGTGGTACTTAGTACCACGACTTGTAGATCTCTTAGATATAGCGTTAGCTTTATCCTCACCTACACGCTTCCTCCACTTCATTATACCTTTCATCTTAGCAGGGTTACTACCTATTACAGTAGTGACAGAAGCATACTTTTCACCTTCTGGTGTAAGATACACTCTCTTACCAGAATCCTCATCAGTCTTTGCCTCCATCTCAATAGGAGTTATGTCTTCTAGATGTATGAAAGTCATTTGATTTCTATGTTAGCGGAAGATAAGTATGGAACATATTTCATATCACCTTCTTTAGGTCTTGTATTAATACTACCATAAGGCATAGAGTTGAATGATAGTGACCATCTTTCAATTGGATCTTCATTAAGTGCTGCATGTTCCAACCACCAAGGAAATATAACTAATGTACCAGGTTTAGTATCAACATCAGAGAACTTAGAGTCATCAGAAAGAGGCATGATAGACTCATATAATCTAAACTGCACAGGATCTTTAAAAGATAATCTACCCCTATCATTAATAAAAAAGACACCACTAAAAGCACTCATAGGATGTCTATGCCAAGATAATATAGAATTAGTTCTATACCTATTAATCCAAGAAGTTGTAACCTTAAGACCATCACACTCTAAGTTATGATATTCTTTCACCTCAGATAAACAATCATTTATGAATTCTGATAGCTCAGGAAACAAACTCAATGCATTAGAATCTGACTGTGATACATCATAAAATTGAGATCCATTCAAAACAAAAGAACCACCAAGCTCTTTTTGATTTACTATAGATGTCTCTAAAATTTTATGTACATCACCATCCCATTCAAATGTAAATATTTTTGTTGGAAAGATTTCTAAAGTATTCATTCGTTCTGTCCAGTATTAATCTTACTGATGAGGTAAGACTTAACTAGACCTGACCTAATGATATCCTCAACACCAAACTCAACAGAAGAAAACTCATCCATTGCCTCAAGGATACGTTGGAAATCTAAGATACCATTCTTCTCATTCTGTCTTACTAGATCAGTCTGGAAGACATCACCAGCAAATATAATCCTAGAGTCTTGTCCTACCCTAGTGATTATACTATCTAACTCATGGAAGTTCAAGTTCTGTGACTCATCAACCAATACAATAGCATTGTCTAGTGTAGTACCACGTATGAATGAGGTAGACCAGAAAGATATAGTCTCTTGGTGCTTGAGGTTTTCATACAGCATATCAAATGCATTATCATCAGGCATCTTAAACATATGCCTAACCATATTCTTGTATGGTATCTGATATAGTAATGCCTTATCATCATGGTCACCAGGTAGGAAACCAATCTCTCTTGTAGATACTAATGACCTAACAATATATAATTTCTGATATGGATTGTTGTCTGATAGTATGTCCTTGAGTGCAAGATACAATGCAATGAATGTCTTACCTGTACCAGCACACCCATAGGTGAATAGGTTCTTACCCTTATCCCACTCATCAAACATCACCATCTGATTCTCAGTCAGTGGTGTGATATCAAGAAGGAAGTTCTGATTAATAGGTTTCTTTCTCTTCGCTGTCCTCTTAGTAGGTTGTCCGTTAGCTTTAGTAGTAGCCATTACCAACCCCTCACTCGTGACTTAGGTTGCTTCTGCACCTTGTTCTTCATAATATCTGCCCATCCTGGATGTGTCTTGGTCATTTTATCACGCCAGTCTCCCACCTCACCAACACCAGCACAACCTTGAGACCAGTCTTTATCCCAGTCAGGATTGTCCTTTCTCCATTGCTCATACTCTTTCATGGTCATGGAGAGTTCTTTAGTCTCTCCTGTCTCTTTATGTTTAAGTGGGTAGGTTGGCATTAATTATTTCCTCCTTTAAGTTTAGACTTTACAAAGTTACATGCTAGGTTTAAGAATGATTTACTAGCATCTCCTTGTAACTCATCAAACATATACATGTTGAGTCTGAATGCATAGTTAGCTTCACTGATTAAAGTATTGATATCACTCTCACTAAACTCGATGCTATCTAAAACTGCTTTGTAATTAGTTTTAAATGCTTTAGCATCTTCTATCCTAGGGAAATCATAGAAGTGTAGTCCTTCACCTTTAGGTGGTTGTAAAGCATTCTGTGCTATACCCTTAAGGATTTGACCACCAGATAGATCACCAATGTATCTAGTATAATGATGAGCAATTAATAGGTAGGGATCCTTCTCTGCTATCTCATTAAGTCTGTAGCAATATGTATTACATGCTTCAGAAGGTGTCTGTTGTTCCCTCCACATAGGACCATAATAATATCTAAGATCCTGTTGTAGTGCAGCAGTACGAAACAAATCTACATTAAACTGTTGCAATACCATTGCCCTAGGGTCAGTAGTCTTTACAACTAACTGCTCCATTGTATCATAAACATACCAGAAGTCAGTTATAAGCTTACGATATTCTTCAGGATCTAAAACACCCTTAAGAAATTGAGATACAAATTTAGTATTCTCTGCTGCGTTATGAGACTTCTTAGTTCCTTCCTTTAATCTAGTAGTAAAACTCACTTCTTAATCCTCCGAGGTACTTTGATTGTCCATGCTGATGATACTAAATCAACCATTTCAAATTCTTTTCTTGACTTCTCTCTTTGTTTTGCTGCCTTTTCATATTCTTGAATCTCTTTCTCACGTCCTGGTTCAGGTGATATCTGTCCGTAATGAGGATCCCATATCTCTGGGTGCTCATGGTTCTCAAAGAACTCCAGTATAGCCTGATCAATCATACCATACATGGTATCCCAAGTCAACGTCCTTCTTAGTGTCTCTGCTAAGAACTCTGCCTGATTAACAGACATCTCTTGCTTGAGGTGCTCACCTCTTGCCCACACCAATTCGTTAAGGTCAATGGTTATCTGTACACGATTGTGTACACCTGAGTCAGTATTATATGGTTCCATTAGTCGTCAAGGTCAGGTAGTTTCTTTTCAACCCAGTGATCTGAGTTATCAATACCAGCAGCAGTAACATACCTCATGATATGCTCATCAATCTGATGATAGACTGGATGTAGATCCAAGTCCATGTTAATGTCGTGTGCTATCTGTGAGATCTGATCTGCTGAGAAGCAATGATCAGGATGTAATAGATCACAACATGGTATTCTCTTTTCGATTAGTTCATTAAGATTGATTCTAATCTCGTAGTCTCTGTATACAGGCATCAATTCCACTCCAATGCTTCGGAACAAATAGGAAATTCTTTCTTGAATATATCTCTGCACATCTCAGCAATTTCCATGTGTTCTTTCTGAGTACCATGTGCGGAACGTAAATCTATGTAGTGCACCCATGAACGTACACTACCAGTCATATACAGACGTGTTGGTGTAGCAAGTGGTAGGACAAACCTAGCACACTCTTTTGCTATACCTGCATCAAGCATCTCTTTGTAGAGATTCATACCATCCACAAAGTGTCTCTGCATTTTGATTTCAAAATCCTGTTGCATTAAAGGATCTACATCATCAATACTATTCTGTCTATTCTTTGTATCTTGACGGCGTAATGCTGGTAAAGGAATACTATCTCCCAACAAACTACTATCAGCATACCGTTGTGAGAACTCTTGGTATGTGAATGATCTGTGTCTTAATATCTGTGCAGCAAGACCACGTGTAGTCTCAATCTCCACAGTCATGTGTGCTTGTTCAAAAACCGACCAGTGACCATGCTTTATGCAATACTTTAGCAATCCAGCCACGTTTGGGTTGTCCTGATTGTTCGGGTTGCTGACTCTCGCCACGTACCCCATCGTCTCCTCCGCTTTGGGAGTCACTGATGTTAGTTTCACCTGTTGCATTCTTTTTATAAATCTTACGAACTAGTTTGGCGTACTTTATATCCTCCTTAGTATACCACTCTGGATGCTTTTTTGCAAGCTTTAATATTCTCTTCGCAGTTTTCCTCTTGTCCTTCCTCTGACTCTCTTCCACCATATATCATGCAGACGTTACTAAGTATTTATGCTCGACTTTTTACACAAAAAAATCTGGGAAAAAAATTTCCCAGATTCCTGTAAACCAAAAGTGAATTTTGATTTATGCAGCGACAGCTTTGCTGTGCTTTACACCACGATAAATCATGTCTGATTTAGCAGGTGCTGCTGCTTTACGTGTATCAGTGTCGTACTTGACACCACGGTAAGTGACTTGTGCCATTGGCTTGTCCTCTGGATAGGGTGGATAAAACCCCGTTCCTTCAGTCGGCATTTGCGTCCCAATCACATCCAGGTTCGGTAGCATCTTGGACAGTCTGAACAATCTCAGTGTCTGCGGTGTTACCGTACTCGCTTCTTACATCGTTTATAATATCTCGTGCTTCACCACAGGTCAAGAGACCTACAGAAGCAAAGAGTAAACTAGGTAAAAAATTCATGGGATGAACGATCCGTTCCGTGTCGGCTTACTTGCGACCCTTTTGGGTTGAACGATTGTGTTAATACTAACACAGGTATAGTATATAGTCAAGCGAAACCGTGTAACTTGCTACAATTTAATATTTTATTTAGATTATGTCTCCAGTAGTCTTGCTGGTAACATGATCTTCTCTTACATAACTCTGCGAGAATTTAGAATTTCCGTGGTGAAGGAGTACGTTACCAGAGATGGTAGTACCTGTGTTACCAGGAACAACATGATGTGCTAACCAACTAGGAAACAAAACCATATCACCTGGCCCCAAGTGAATTGGATCATAAGTCAAAGGAGAATCATATGAAGAACCAACGATAGGAGAATGATTCTGAATCAATTCTGCAGAAGGATTCATGAATACAGTCTTCGCACTCTGTACAGTTTCATAGATTACAAAACTCCACTGAGTCTTAGGATGTATATGATAACCTTGATAGGTATGTTTCTCATATTTATTCCTCCAAACATTCTCAAACCTCATCATCTCAAACTTATCTCTAAGTGTGTTCAATGGTTCTGATATGATTCCAGTAAGATATTCTAATGTACTACGTGGTATCTGTTTCTGTGTTTGAGAAGTTGTAAAAATTCCACTCTCCCATGAAGGTCTAAATTCTGACTCTGGTATCACTACCTTATCAAGATCTACCTTAAGCTCAAAGAAAGGTATTGCAAAAATATCTTTACGTTTCATGCTGATGCTGTTGGTGGTGGTTTAGGTTTCCCTTTCTTCTTAGTTGGTGGAGTTGCTGCAGTCTTAGAAGTATTATTCCATTGTGATGGACTCAACCTACCTTCTGTCTGTGTAAACTTCTTAAATCCTTTCTTGTACTTATCATAGTAATGATCAAAAAGATCCACTGCTTTAGTAGAGATAGCAATATCATAACACAAAAGATTATCCTTATCAGTATACTCTACAAGGTATGCTGTGTAAGGAAGGTTTCTATCTAGTGCAGTCTTTGGATCACATTTTTCTTTAAGTACCGTGACACTCACGATCTATTACCCCACACAATAGCAGGGAATGCTGCTTCAACAGTTGCTTTAGTAATCTTATACCTCTTGCCTATCTTCTTGTCTTTCGCTAGACAGAGAACCTCTGCCTCACCCTTGTGAAGTCCTTCAAGTAAACCAATGAACATTGATTCTCTTTTAGTACGAGAGATATTAGACCCACCCTTAAAGAAATGATAGAGGATCCTCTGCTCTTTCTCTAGTAGAGTATGTTCTGTACCTGCTGGTGCTTCATTAGGTGTGTAAGGTACATCACCTTCAGGCATCAAAGAAATAATACTATCATCATAGTTAATGATCAGAATAGATCTGAGTGCCTGAGTATTATATTCTTGGAGTAGTGCAATCTTCTCCTTCTTTGTCTTCGCATTGGATACTTTCTGCAGTACCTCATTCATCATCAGTTTCATCTAGTTCATCTCCATGTTCTATAAATTTTACGGTTAAGAGTTCTTCGTTGATCCATTGACCATCGCTGTTATAACATTCTGGATGTGCATACTGTACTTCATCACGTGACCACATATAATCATGGGTAAAGTCCTTAGCAATCCATCCGACTACAACACCAACACATAAGAATAAGAATGATATCGTTGCCGAAAGATATATCAGGGTTGAGGTTTCCATTGGTCAGCTCCACTATAGTTTGTCTGCCCTCTCCCACCTCAATTCTAATATGAATCTAAGTCTTCGCTTAAGGAAGAAGAAGGATGTATCTGTTCCCAATCGTTTAATGATTGGGGAAGGTTCAGGACGCTTCCTCCTTAGCATAAGTTCCGTTCCTTTATTTATCTCTGTAGTTTTACTCATTGTATAAAAGGAGTACCGTACATCTTTGTAGGAGTGTCCCACTTCTTAGATTTCGGTGTCTTTGAAGAGACTAATTTATTTTCCACAAGAAACTTAGCTGTATCAACTAGACTCTTGTATTCTATACCATCAATGACTGTAAATGGATATCCTATAGCACCAGGATGTTTTTCAAGGAACTCATCCCTTGTAATATCCTCACCAACCTTAACCTTTTTAAAGTCAAGGTTAGCTCTCCTGAATAGTTCTTTTATCTGAGAACAATAGTGACACCCATCTACAGTATAAATTGTTATATCCATAGACCTACGTTATTCAATTAAGTATACCACTCTATCTATTGGAAGTCAACCTTGCCATATCATATCAGGCATTGGTTGTTGACCTGGTCTGTTAGTTATCAACAGTATAGCATACCCAACGAACCAAATGATATTAAAGAGCCAAGCTTGTCTCCAAAGATACTTTCTAATTCCCATAGCAACAAAGACATTTCTTACATCTGTAGGACTATCTTCATCACCTCTTGCTCTTAAGATCTGTTCTATCACCACAGCAACCAGTGTACCTATCACCAAAGGATAGAATACGAAGTTTGCAAAAGACATTATCGATATTAAAAAAATCATGCTAGAAAATAAAGATTTGTTAGTAGATAACCAAGGGAGCTCCAGACTAGGAGACGAATTAACCATGTAGTCATGGCCTACACTGCATTTATTTTATGTAGTAATAAATACTCATAAAAAAGGAGGGGTGTTTGCCCCTCCTAACATGATCTATTGAGTTAGATTACCCAACAGAAGGAGCAACGAGTGCGACTTCACTTGTTTCAGCAGATGCTAGGTCAAGTGGGAAGTTGTGAGCATTACGCTCATGCATTACTTCCATACCTAAGTTTGCTCTGTTAAGAACATCACCCCAAGTAGGAACAACCTTACCAGATGCGTCTACGACAGACTGGTTGAAGTTGAAACCGTTAAGGTTAAACGCCATTGTACAGATACCCATAGAGGTTAACCATACACAGATCACAGGCCATGAGGCGAGGAAGAAGTGAAGTGAACGAGAGTTGTTGAATGATGCATACTGGAAGATCAAACGACCAAAGTATCCATGAGCAGCAACGATGTTGTATGTCTCTTCTTCTTGTCCGAACTTGTATCCGTAGTTCTGTGAGTCAAGTCCAGTTGTCTCTCTGATTAGAGAAGATGTAACAAGTGAACCATGCATCGCAGAGAACAAAGCACCACCAAACATACCAGCAACTCCAGCCATGTGGAATGGATGCATCAGTATGTTATGTTCTGCTTGGAACACGAACATGAAGTTGAACGTACCACTTATACCTAAAGGCATTCCATCAGAGAAAGAACCCTGACCAAATGGATAGACTAGGAACACAGCGAATGCTGCTGAAACTGGTGCAGAATATGCAACACAGATCCAAGGACGCATACCTAAACGGTATGATAGTTCCCACTGTCTTCCCATGTATGCAGAGATACCTATAAGGAAGTGGAAGATTACTAACTGGTATGGACCTCCATTATACAACCACTCATCAAGAGTAGCAGCTTCCCAGATAGGATAGAAGTGTAAACCAATAGCGTTTGAAGATGGAACAACTGCACCAGAGATGATGTTGTTTCCATACAAGAATGAACCTGCAACAGGTTCACGGATTCCATCAATGTCCACAGGTGGAGCAGCGATGAAAGCGATGATGAAACAAGTTGTAGCAGCAAGTAA